TCCAATTGACGCAGTGCAGTATAATCTGTCACATATGTCACACGACTATTCCCAAGACTTTTGTATAAAAGGTAATCCTATATTTTTTTCCCTAAAAGTCATGAGTCACATGTGACAAATATTATTCGGGTTGGACCCTCACCTTCTCCGGGTTAACATGGTTAAGAAGGTTAACATTGCTCTCCCTCCTTAATCCCCCTCAGTCCTTGTATAAATCTGCAACTGTAACTAGTCTTTACGCAGGAGGAAAAAACATGCCCTATTCAAAAGTAGAGTTATCCAGCGTTTATTCTGCAAGCTCTGATTACAGCAATCCGGTCGCTCGGTTCATGCCTGCTGCCTATGCGGTAACACCTGATGAGTTTGTTCACATGCAAGTACAAGCGGACACTGGTGGCACGGGAGTACAAACCTCCATACTATCTGCGGCAACTGCGTTGATTGTAAAAAACCTAGACGGAACCAATTATGTGACGGCTACGTTTAGAAGTGCGGGCAACAGCAGCACCGATAATATTATCCGAATTGCAGCAGGGGCGTTTTTGGTTGTCAGTGATTTCACAGTAGCAAACAACCTAACCCTGACAGCCAATAGCGCAGCCGTGAATTGCGACGTTTTTATCGTAGGAACATAATCACCACTAGTTGACTACAGTAGCAACATGGGTAGAATGGATTCAAAGAGCTCATCTTGGATGATCCCTTTGTTGTTGTGGCGGGGACCTGGTACGCCTATCTAACTGGGTTCCCGCTTAGCGCACTGCGCAGCCAGGAGGCAAGAATGGGGAAGAGTAAGAAAACTCCTCTGTCTATTAACTACGATACAATCGATCTAGAAGAAGCCGTTGCCCTTGAAGTCGAAGGGAAAGAAGTCGAAATAAATAAAGAAGTGGATAAGGTGGAAGTCTCCCTTCTACCCTCGCTTAGGCATATGATGGATAACGGATACGCCATCATCGACGAAGAATTCCACAGGCTAAAGGGGAAAGCCAAAACACGAGGGCTCGATGCTGCAGACAATAAAAATTTTGCGATGCTGACAAATAGCCTGGTCAAGCTAGCAAACCTTAAGATGAACATCTCAGACCAAAACGAACTAGAGACGATGGACGATGAAAGAGTAAACGAATTGGCTGCGAAGGCTCTTAAGAAACTGGAGGGCAAAGGTGGAAGATAGTGCATACCAACAAGTCAAACAGCTACCGGTTAGAATTCGTAAAGCATATGATGACGACTCTGCGTTTATTTATAAAAGCTGGGTCCAAAGTTATCAGGGCCAAAATAGGGATATTCCGAAAAGAGCGCTGTCTTCAATGCATAAGACAGTTATTAAAAGGCTCCTGTTTAGCTCTACGACGATTGTTGCGTGCGGTAATACGCCGGAAACAGAGAACGATATTTACAGTTGGCTAACTGCGAAGAGGACACCTAAATTTTTAGTGGTGCACTTTGCATACACGAAGGCCCCATTCCGAAAGTGGGGTCTTCTAAACTCGCTGATGAAAGTTTTTGAATACAAGCAAGGCGAAGCCATACTGGCCAGCCACAAAAGCTATATCATCAAAGAATTAAAACCACGGCATAACATAATGTATGTGCCACACCTACAGATGCATAATGGCGTCGAAGACTTGGAGAAGATTTATGAAGCTCAAAACGGTGATCTTGAAGCCAGACTCTAGAAGCATTGGCGGCCACTCTACATTCAGCACAAGCATCAGGGGGCAAGAAAATTTTTTGATTGAGTACAGCGACTCCCTTCAGATGGTCGTGGTTAAGAGCGAAAAGGGTCAGTTCATTATTCCGCTTACTTCGATTAGCCACATGGAAGCGGCAGAGGAAATTAAAAGCGCTGTTGCCCCAAAGCGTAAACGTAGTAAGATTGTTAAGAAAGCTGAACCAGTGAGGGAAGTGAGTGTCTAAGAAGAAGGTATATGATGGACGCGCCGTATTGGGCGAATTCATTAAGCGCCAGGGTGAACTTAAACCGCCCGAAGAAGCGGTTACGGCAAAAAGAAGTTACCCTTGGCGCAGAGGCCTTTTTGATAAGCAGCTTGCACTCATAGACGACCCCTCAAAATTTAAGGCCGCTCTGTGCTCTCGTCGTGCAGGGAAAACACATACATGCTGTTACTACATGATAGAGGCGGCGTTTAAGAACCCCAATTCTATCGTTGCCTACATTGCGATCACAAGACAGGTTGCTAAGCGTCTTATGTGGAACCTGCTCAAGCAGGCCAACCGGCAGTATCATATCGGAATGAAGTTCAATAACGTTGAGCTCATTGCCACACTGAGAAACGGGTCCCAAATTATTTTGAACGGCGCAAATGATGAGGCCGATGTTGATAAGCTCCGGGGATCTGGCTATCCACTTGTAATTATCGATGAGGCCGCGAGTTACGGTCCCTTCCTGGCTGGCCTAGTCGAAGAGGTAATCGAACCGGCGCTCATTGATTACAACGGAACACTTTTGCTTACAGGAACACCCAACGCTAGATGTTCTGGGTATTTTTACGAAGCCACGACGAACCCCAAGTACACGTATAAAGTCCACCACTGGACAGTAGTTGAAAACCCATACATTCCACACGCCCGGGATTTTTTAGATAAGAAGCTGCAAAAGCGAGGTTGGACTTCAGATAATCCTATTTTTTTAAGGGAGTGGTGTGGCAAGTGGGTTAAGTCAGAAGACTCGTTAATTTACAGATACACAGATGACAACATTTATGCTGAGGCTCCGGATGATTCCGCCGATTGGGAATTCGTCTTGGGCGTCGATTTGGGATATTCTGATGCTACTGCATTTGTTGTTATGGGGTTTAGTCGAGACCTTCCTGAGTGTTATGTTGTGGAGACTTACAAAGAGTCGAAAATGATCCCGACTCAGATAGCTCAAAAAATTGTTGAGTATAACGAGCACTTTGATTTTGTTTCAATCGTAGCGGACACCGGGGGGCTTGGGCGCTCTATTGTTGAGGAGATACGGCAAAGGTTTGGAATCCCTGTACAGGCAGCAGAAAAGAAAAAGAAAGCAACATTCATTGAGCTTATGAATGACGACCTTGCTTCTAAAAGATTATTGGTCCCAGCAAACAGCGAAATTCTCAAGGAGTGGGACCTTCTGCAGTGGGATGAAAGCCGGCTAAAGGAAGACGGAAGGTTTGAAAACCACCTTTCCGATGCAGCACTTTATGCATGGCGGGAATGTCGCCATTACACGTATTCGGCTCCAATAGAGCGTCCAAAATATGGAACCCCAGAATATTGGAAAATGGTCGAGCAAAGATACATCGGACAACTTGAGAAAAACTTATATGGCGATCGTCAGCCCGATGCGTGTAGAATCGCAAGCGTGCACGAAGAAACGAACTATCACTAGGGGTAGAAAATGAACGAAAGAATTTTTTGGTGGCAGGCTTCTGAAGCGTACGCTCACGACTTTGTATATGACCTTCTTAACGCAATGGAGCGCGATTATAGCTATGTGACTAGCTTGAATCTGCAGCATTACAGATCTTACAACGACGAAATGGCGGCGGCGCTAAACCTTACGGGTATCGCAAGGCCAGAGGGCGCGGGAAGACATCGCCCGGTTACATTTAATGTAATCAAAAGTATGTGCGACACGGTACAGGCAAAAATTGCTAAAAATCGACCGAGATGCACCTTCTTAACTTCCGGTGGAGACTTTTCTCAGCAAAGAAAAGGAAAGCTCCTGGAGAAATTTTGCGATGGCCAGTTTTATAGAACGAAGATTTACGAAAAAGCTCCAGAGGTGTTTTTGGATGCATGCGTTTTTGGGACCGGTGTATTAAAGGTATACGAGCATAATTCGGACATTATTTGCGAGCGTGTATTTCCTGAGGAAATCATTGTCTCAATTGAAGAGGCTAAGTACAAAAATCCGCGTAGCATGTTTCAGGTTAAGGCTGTTCCTCGCGACGTTCTTACGCACACATATCCAGAGTATGCAGATCAAATCAGACAAGCGAATACTTATGAGACAGAAGAGTATAACGCTGGATCAAACGTAAACGAAATGGTTCGCGTGGTTGAAGCTTGGCACCTTCCTAGCATCGAGGGTGCGCCTGACGGAAGACACGTCATTTGCCTGGACAGCGTAACGCTGTTAGACGAAGGGTATGACCGTAATTACTTTCCTTTCATTTTTCTTCGTTGGTCTGATCGTCTGCTCGGATTCTGGGGTCAAGGACTTGCTGAGCAGCTTATGGGCATTCAGCTTGAAATCAATACGCTCCTTCAGAACATTCAGCAGCAAATGCATCTTGCAAAACCGAAAGTCTTCCTTGAGACCGGTTCGCAGATAGCCGATCACCAAATTAACAACGAAGAGTGGGGTATTGTGGATTACGTGGGTAATCCTCCCGTTTTTTACGTTCCAAAAACTGTTTCTGGTGAAGTGTTTTCACATTTAGACCGTCTATTTAACCGGGCCTATCAAATTGCAGGTGTCAGTGAGCTTGCAGCAATGTCTAAAAAGCCGGCAGGTCTAGAGTCGGCGGTAGCGCTTCGTGAATTTAGCGACATTGAGACAGAGCGTTTTATGATTGTAGCGCAAAACTACGAGAACATGTTTCTTGAAGCAGCGCGTCAAATGATAGACTTGGCTCGTGGCATAGCAGAGCGCGGTGATGATTATGAGGTCGTAAGTAGCGGCGATAAGTATATCGAGCAGATTAAATGGAAAGATATCGATCTCCGCGAAGAGCAATACGTTATGAAGATATGGCCGACGTCGCTATTGCCGCAAACCCCTGCCGGTAAGCTTCAGAAGGTCATCGAGCTTGCACAAAGTGGGATTATTCAAGATCCCGGCACTATTTTGAAGCTCCTCGACTATCCAGACATCGAATCGGTCACCCAGTACATGACGGCAGATCAAGACGAGATTGATATGCTCATCGAGAACATGGTGGACAAAGGGAAATACGTTCAACCGGAACCGTACAGCAATTTGGCTTTATCGGTGAAGAGGGTGCAGCAGGCCTATCTCCGCGCAAAGATAAACAATGTGCCTGATGAACGTATGTCGCTTTTACGCCGTTATATCGATGACTGTATGGCGCTCATGGCTTCCATGGCGCAGGCGGCTCAGCCCCAAGCTCCGGCACCCTCTCCGGAGGGGGTTGAGCCCGCACTTCCCCCCGAGCTGGAGGCAGAACTGCCCTCAGCACCAGAGGCGCTCCCGCCTCAAGAACTACAATAAGGAGAAAGAATGCAAATGGCCCAAGACCACCTTCAAGAGACAATTGATCATGTAAATGGACTAATGGCAGAGAGAGCAGAGGCAACTTCGGGTCCCGAACCAGGAACCGAACCCGAAGCAGATACCGCAATTGCGGTGGCGGAGGAGGTTACCCCTGAGAAAGAGCAGAAGCCGGAGGAAATCACCCCTGTAAAAGAACCGGAAGAGACCACAAAAGACTTTAGCCGGAGATTCGCGCAACTGGCGAAGCGGGAAAAGGGTGTTAGGCGGAGCCAAGAAGACTACAAAAGGCTCCAGCAGGAGGTTGAGGAGTTAAGGGCTCAGCAGGGCAACCCTAATGATGCAGCCAGAGAGCTTGAAGAACTGCGGAAGATTGCCGCCGAGAACCCCAGGGAGTTATTGTCGCGGCTCGATCTCGACTACCAGAGACTGTCGGAAGACATCCTTAGTGGCAATAAGAAGCCCGATGACTACAAGCGAGACTCCAGTATTGATAAGCTTCTGAACCGAATTGACCAACTTGAGTCAAAGTTAAGTAGTCGTGAAGAACAAGAGGTTGTTTCGAAGCAGGAAACCGCGTACAATAATTTTATTGACGAAATCCGCAATTTCGTTGAAACTAACAATGAAGACTTTGAACTTATACATTCTAGAGACGCGCACGGATTAGTCGCGGAAGTAATGCAAGAGCATTATAACTCGTCCGGGCAAGTTTTGGAGTATAAGCAGGCGGCGCAACTAGTCGAGGATCACCTCGAAGAGGAAGCCCGCAGTTACTTTGGCAGCAAGAAAATAGCCAAAAAATACAGAGATTCCTTTGGGAACGAAGCGAAAACAGAAGCCCCTCGGCAGCCAGATTCAAGGCCGAAAACATTATCAAATTCAGTTGCGGCGGTCGGAATGACCACGGACGGCGAAGCTCACTCTAAACCAATGACTAGAGACGAGCACCTCGACCATCTTGCCCGCAGCTTTAAGTTTTTCGGCGAATAGGCGGCGCACTGTCTCCTATTGCTTAGTAATTCGCGACCAAGGAGAATAGAAATGGCAACAGCCCCATTAAGCGTCGGTATTAATGCCGGTGAAGTATCAGAAGCGGTAAAGCAGCATTACAAAGATTTTCGAATTAAGGACCTTGTTTACAAAAACAATCCTTTCTACGCACTAATTCCCAAGTACGAGAAATTCGGCGGCTTAAATATGCCGATTCCTCTACTCTACGGAAACCCTCAAAACGTTTCAGCCAACTTTGGCGTTGCGCAGGGAGAAACATCAACATCAAGTCTGGGCCAGTTCCTTTTGACCCGAGTCAAGAACTACTCAGTTGCTTCTATTACTGGCGAAGCCATCAAGGCAACCGAAGGTAAGGCTGATTCTTTTATCCGGTTCCTGACCATGGAAATTGACGGAGCGATTCACGCACTTGCTCGTGACCTCTCTGTTCAGCTCTTCCGTAACGGAAGTGGCTCTGTTGGTCAGGTGAACAGCAGTTACAGCTCCGGAACCACGGTTACTCTTGCGAATCCTGATGAAATCGCCAACTTCGAGGTTGGTATGAGCATTAAGTTCTCCCCCAATGTTGGCGGAGACTCAGCCCTAACCACCGCAACAACTATCAGCTCTATTAACCGAAGCGCTGGATCATTCGTTGTTGCAAGCGACACTGGCATATCAGCTGATGAATACATCTTCAGGGCCGGGACCGAGGCAGCGGCAGCCCTAACATCAACATCTGCTAAAGCCATTATGGGCTTAGACGGATGGCTGCCAACCCAGGCGGTTGTTGATGCCGCTGGTGCAGATATGACCAGTTGGTTTGGCCAAAACAGGACATTAGACTCTGAGCGTTTAGCTGGAATCCGGTTCGATGGGTCTGCAATGCCAATTGAAGAGGCTTTGGTCTCAGGGGCAGGGAAAGCATCCCGAGCCGGTGCTCGACCAGACACGTGCATTATGTCCTATGAGTCATACATCAACCTAGAAAAATCCCTTGGATCAAGAGTTATCTATGATGAGCTTAAGGCAAGGGATGTTGATGTCGGGTTCAGAAGCCTCGCAGTCCAAGGACCAAACGGCGTTATCAACGTTATCCCTGACCAGAACTGTCAGCCAGACGTTGCATGGATGCTTCAGCTTGACACTTGGTCTCTGAACTCTCTTGGCGGCGCACCTCACATCCTTGACCTAGACGGAAACAGACTCTTGCGCCAGGCTGCAGCAGATGCCTACGAAGTCCGAATCGGTTTCTACGGTAACGTTGCTTGTAACGCCCCAGGATACAATGTTCGTATTGCACTTTAAGGAGGTGAACTATGGCTAATCGGTCATTTGCAGATGTTCAGGCATTGGCTAAAGAGGTCAAGCTGATCGCTGGTCGTGTTAGCCTTGGCACAGCCGGGGCTCCAACGATTGCGACGGTAACAGTCAATGGTCAATCAGTGCCTGATGGTGTTGGCTTTTCCGTTGGTGGTCCAGCGGATACAGGCTCAGCAGGAACCTACTACATCCAGTTGGATGATATTTACAGCGGGCTACTCTTTGCCAGTGCCTCGTTTCATCGTCTCAGCACAGGTGATGAATTGCGCGGAAGCGTTAAGAGTCACTATGAGACTGGAACAGAGGATACTGATTCCAAAAAGGTCTACATTGAGTTTTTCGACTCAGCGGCTGACCCGGCTCAGACAACCCCGACGACGGGCTCAGAGTTCACGTTCTTGTTCGTACTGCGCAACAGTAGCGTGGTATTTTAGGGGGAGGATGAGATGCCTAAAAAGAATGGCGTAGCTCTGATGATCCTTGAGAAGAACAAGAAGCCCAAGGATGAAGACGACGTGATGGACTACAAAGAGGCCCTGGTGGGCGCTTGTAGCGAATTCCTCATGGCTGTCGGCATCGAGCTTGATAAAAACAAGGAAGAGGAAGCTTGTGAAGCACTACATGATTTTGTCCAAATCTGCGTGAGCGCAGAGGACGAAGATTATTAATGGAACGGGGGCTTCGGCCCCCTTCTATTTTCGGAGTTTGGTATGGCTAAAAATGAAGTAACGTTCTCAGAGCTACGAACAAGAGCCAGAAGACGAGCCGACCAAGAAAACTCTACATTCTGCTCAGATGCCGAAGTTTTAGATTATATCAACGAGGCTATCGCAGAACTCCACGAAATGATGGTTACAGAGTATGAGCTTTACTAT